CCGGGTGCAGTAGCAGTTGGCCGCCGGCCATGGTCCACTCGCCGTAGGTCAGGTTGCCCCAGTTACCGAGGCGTCGGTTCATCCAGTCGTCGGTATCGGTGATCAACATCATCGGCGTGGTGCCCGAGGTCGAGCGCCAAACGTTTGATGTTAGCAGCATCCGTTTGTAGTCTGCCGGCAGGTTGAAGGCGCTGCAGCCGATCGTCATCGGGTTGTCGGGATCGATTACGGCGCCGGAGGTGGCGACGTATTTCACCGACTTTTTCAGCTTGTTCCAGTCGCGGGTGTCGTAGGCGATGCGCTGCGCCACTTCATTGGCGAGCGACAGCATCTCCGTCATGGTGCGGTTACCCGCGATCCCGGCGAACACCGAGGTCGGCTGCACCACGCCGACCGTGGCGCAGACGTCTCGGATGATCGACAGGATCGTCATTACGCAACCTTGTCTGGACTAGCCTCCTCGGCCATCCGCACCAGGGTCTTGCGGGCGATGTTGCCCTTCGGCGCCACGCCGGTTTGCGTCGTGACGTATTGCCGGATCGCTTCGGTATCCATGTTGTCGAACGCCGACACCGGCGTTGCTGTTTTTTCCTGCTTGCGCTCGCGCGCCGCCTTCACGTCCTCCTCGAGGATGACATTGCGGGCGCGCAGCGCCTCGAGCTCGGCCTGCATCTGCAAATTGGGCGCACCGCGCCGGCTTTCCTCAATGAACTCGATCGCCTGGTTCTTAAGCTCGCGGCCACCGGGCCCGAGGTTCTTGAGCTCGGCGCCGTCGACGCCGGCGAGCGCCTCGACGGTGTAGACGTTGAGTGCGCGCAGCTCGGCGCGGCGCGCCTCGGTCATGAACGGCGCGTGCGACAACGGCGTACCAGACTTGGTTTGCGCCATCATCATCTTGAATTGCTTGTACTGGCGCGAGAACCGTTCCGCGTAGGTTATCGGTGACTGCTCGCCGCTGACGGGATCCTGGCCCCAGTGCGACCGTCCGAGCGCCGGGTAGACGCCGACGTTCTTGGAGCCGGGGTAGCGCAGTTCGCAGACTTCCATGTCAGTGTAGATCGGACGGCCTTCCTTGAGGCTTGCCGCCTCATCCTTGGTCGCGTGGTTTCTGAACAGTGCGACCACGGAGGCGTCCGGGTCATGGTTGGGTGTCATGGTGTGCTCCATCTAGGTGGATAAGGCTGGAGCCGCTCCCGCCGGGAAGCGGCTCCAGTTTTTCCTGCGTGCAAGGTCGCTCCACCCATGCACGCAGAAAGCGAATTAAGTTGCCGTGTCCGAGTCGTAGAAACGCCAATTGAACATCGGGTTGGTCATGGTTAATTCGCCCATGAATCCAATGAATTGCGCGATGGCGTCCTTGTCGATCGGCATCTGGCCGTCACCTTCAAACAGCTTGTCAAAATTACGCTGCGGATGGTAACGCAACCTGAGGCTGTCCGTGTCGATGCCAAATGTGGTGTTGGGCGGCATGTTGGATCCGATGCCGCCGTCCATCACGATCTCGGCCCGTTTGCCGCCGCCGATATACTCGAGCGACGAGAACCCGAGCTTGCCGGTCGAGGTGTCATTGGTCTGGCGCTGGATCGCAATCGTGGCCGCGTCATACGCCGCGTAATGTTCAGGCGACATCAAGAGCAGGTCGGCGTGGTCGCGACCGCGCGACTGCTTAGTCATGATGTAGTTGAGCATCGGACGGACGGTGTCTTTGGTGACCTGGGTGCCGAGCGGCGTCGACATGTTCTGAGCATTGAAGATCTTGGTGCGCCAGATCGTTGCGGTGCCGCGATCTATTCCGCCGTATACACCGCTGTCGACCACGACCGGGATCGCAGTGGCCAGGCCGGTGAGCGCCTTGCCGCCGTTGGCGGAGCCGTCGCCGTACAGCGCGGCGTCCATCGTATCTTCCAGGGTGCGTTCGGCCGCGTCGATATACGCGTCGTACACATCCATCAGCTGATTTTCGCCCTCATTGTTGAGGATCTCTTGCATGCTGAGAATTACTGGTACCACGACCATCTTCGGTTCGAAGAAGGCGTCATTAAATAAATCGATCGCTGGGTTCAGCAAAGGATCGTAGCCACTATACCACTGGGCTACATTTTTTGAAACCTGTAGTGTTTGTCTGATGCGAGGACCACTATAGGTTTGCCATAGTCCTTTGCGCTTCATGACAGCCAACAACGCGTTGTTGTTGGAGACGAGGTCTTGATAGCCTGAAGAACGTTCTTCAAGCGCCATGCTCAGGATCTGCTGATAGACAGCATTGGTGGTAACGTTGGCCATGTCGGCGCTCCCATCGAATGATCAGGACTACGCGGCGCCATTGACGCGACGGATCGCGTTCTGGATGGCTTCGCGGCGGCCGACCGGCTTATCCGAGCGCCTAGCAGTCCCGTTTGAGGGGCCGGCAGCTGGCGCGCCGTAGATAGATCGATCGGTAGGTCGGGTCTGAGCCGATGGGTTGCCGGTCTGAGCGGCGTGGGTGGCAGGTCGGAGCAACTCTGCCCTTCTGTAGGCGCTCTCGATGTCGAAACCGAGCTCGAGCTCGTTCTTGATCAGGTCGCCCAATTCGTCGAACCGCGGATGCCGACCGTCGTCGGCAAACTGGTCCACTTGGCTGCGAGTGTAGTTGAACTGTATTCCGGTCTGCAACTGCTGCAGCTCGTTTTTTAGCCCATAAATTTCCTGGTGCAGGGAGCCGATCTGCTGAGCGGTGGCGGCCTGCGCGTTCTGCTGCTGTACCAACTTGTGACTGTCAGGTGACTGGTTCAGCACGTGATAGCATATGTCGCGCAGGTCGAGCTTCTCGCCGTCAGATGTCCTCAGGTTGAGATTGTTGACGATCACGTCGAGGCCGCCGATGACGTCCTGGCGCAGCTTCTGCTCCATGGTGACGTAGTTGTTGAGCGCCCGGTCCAGGGTCGTGCCGTGCTGCTGCGCCATCTCATGGTAGCCACGGATGGGTTCGAACGCCTCGGCCGCGCCCCGGTAGCGTTCATACGCTCCCTGGAACTCCTGGTGCATGCGGTAGACTTCACCCCTGACCCGCTCCGGCGTCGCCGCCCACTCCGCCTTGGCGTGCTCGGCCATTCGTGCCGGCGGCTCGGCGTAGGGCGCGTGCGGCGGCAATTGGGTGTAACCCCCCGGCTTAGGCTGACCTGGTTGCTGATCTGTTCCCGGTTTGTGGGCAGGGTCGGTGGCGTTTGTTTGGGCGCGCGGGGCGAAGGTACCGCGCTCCGTCCTTAGCGGCTGGTCGCCGGGCCGTTTCTTGAGGTCCAGCTTCTCCTGAGGCGTCTCCTCCGGGGGCTTGTTGTGGCCAGGACGGGCCTCGGCGGCCTTGGGAGGGGGTCTGGATGCGTCCTTGGGCTTGGCCTTGTTCGGATCATTGGCGCGGTCAAAAGCCGCCTGTATGGCCTCCCTGCGGCTTAGCGGCTTATCGGAGGGCGCCTTCTCGGGGGGTTGGTTGCTGACCGGAGCCGGCGCGTTGGCCGGGTTCTGGTCAATCACCACCTCATTGGATGGCGTGTCTGGCGCCGCGCTAGGCGGCGCGACGGTTACGTCGGTCATGTGGAGCTCCCTGGGTTACGGACGATTGGTCCGAGGCCGATGTCCGGCCTTGTACTTTTCGATCGCGATTTGAACGGCTTGCCGACGCTCGCGCTTGACGACTGCGGAATCTGTCGCGCGCTTTTTCGGTGGGAGCCGTTCATTGCCTACTTCCGTCAGCCCCAGGGAGCGGCCGACGCGACGGAACTCAGCCTTCGAAGTGTAGAATTTGCCGTCGACCTGCTCTGTCTCCGGCATGGTGTCCGAGATCACGTAGGGGAGTGGCAGGCCGGAGCGTGCAGGCGTGTGGATTTGACGCTTGACCCGCCACTTGTTGGGTTCGATCTCGATTAGCTCAATCTCTGGCATCTCCTCCTCTCAGGTTTCAACGACGAGGCCAAACTCACGGGCCTCGCCCTGGGGGATCAGGTTGTAACGATCACCGGAAATCAGCCGGAGCGCCTTGCAGCAGCGCACGCTGTCGGAGCGGAGCGCGACGATCGTGCCCGGCGGCACGTTGAACTGGAGCCGGCTGGAATTTCTGCCTTCGTACATTGGATAGAAATTCGCGCCGTCCGCGGAGCCCTCGATGGTGATGATCGCGGGCGTCCAGTCCGGCGGCATGATCAGGCCGACGACGGCCTTGGCGGTCGAGATGTCGACGGCGTTGGAGATGCCGGTAACACCACCAAACCAGAGCGGGATAACCGTGGGGGTGCCCATCAGCGTTTCCTGTTCTTCGGCAGGTTTTTGGTCGAGCGGCCGCGGTGCACCGGCTTGAAGTCGCCCTCTTCCTCGGCGGCCTCGATCTCCTCCTCGAGCTCATCAGGATCGACGAGATCATCAGGGTGAGTATCGGCGTGAGGGTGCGCCTTGCGCGTTTCCGGCGGTGGCGCGGGCTCGTTCACCGTGAAGGTCTGCCCGTCCGTGGACGCGCCCAGCAGCTGTACCGTCACCGTGTAGGTGCCGGCCTCGAGGTCGTTGGGCACAGTGGCGTTGAGCTTGTGCGGCGCCTCGTACTCGGTATCGAGCAAGACGCCTTCGAACGTGATGGTGCAGCCCGGTATGAAGTTGGCGCCGTGCACCACCAGCAGCTGGTCGGCAGTACCGTGCGGCATCTCGGCCGGGTTGAGGCCCTCGATCGTGGGCGGGCCCTCCGGCAGCGGCGCCGGCTCGTTGTGGCTGTTCGGCGTCAGCGCGACGCCGCGAGAGCTCTGCGGCTCATTTACGCTTTTTATCATGCTGCTCATCGGATTCCTCCTCTTCGCGCTCGCGCTCGCGTTTGGCGTCGACCTTGTCCAAAGCCTCCTCTTGCTCCTGGGCGGCCTGCGTGGCGTCAGGGAGCGGGGCCGCGCGCTGCTCGTCCCATTCCTTCTGCGCCGCGACTGGGTCCTCCAGCTTGCGCTGGGCCTCCCGTTCGGCGGCCTCGGCGCGCTGCGGGTCTAGGTTCTCCGGCACCTCGGGCTGCGGCGTGTCGCGCTCCTTCAGGATCCGCTCGGCCTGGAGCCGGGTGTAGCCGTGGAATTTGGCCTCGAGCCGCTCGGCGTTGATGCGATCGCGCTCAGCCTCGTCGAGCGTGGGATCTTGAGCAGGGTCGACGCTGCGGTCGGCGTTAGGGTTGACGTTGGGGTCGAGGATGTTGGCGTCTTTCTGCTCGTCCTTCGCTTTGCTCATGACAGGGTCCAATTCTGGGATGCCGTGGTAATCCCAACGGAGGTGACGGTGACCGGCACCTGGCCGGGGGTGGTGCGTTTGAGCGCGTAGCAGGTCAGCGACGTCGGCGAGACGTAGGTGGTCATGTAGTTTTGGCCGCCGACGTTCATGACGGCGTCGCGTTTGAAGTTGGTGCCGGTCGCGGTCACCGTGGCGTAGCCGGAGCCGGAGACGTTGCCGGCGCCGGCGCTGGTGGCGGTGGTCAGCGTCGGCGTCAGCACCGTCGCCGGCGTCAGGCTGGACGCGTGCGTGGCGTTCGGCCCCGCCGCCCGCGTCGCCAGGGTTTCGTTCGGGCCGGCGCCGACCGTGTAGAGCGAGTTATGCGCGACGCCGCCGCTGTAGGGCGGCGGGTAGGTCAGCGTGACCAGGCTCTCGGTGCCCTTGCCCTCGTTGTCGACGCTCATGCCGGCGCCTGGCGCGGGCGGCGTCGAGGTCGCGGCGGTCTTGGCCGCAAATACGAATTTGTTCGGGCTCGGCTCGTTGTAGGAGGCGTCGACGACGGGCGTCAGCAGCCGTGAATTAGGCACCGGGGCCGGGATGCCGTCGTCGACCGCGGGCTGGCTCGGATCTAGCGGCGGTGTGTTGCCGACCGTCGACAGGTTCGTCGGCGGCGTTGGATTGGGCGGGGTAACCGTTAACGCGTTCTGGGCCATGGCCTTCTCCTTGGGGTTAAATTCCTACCTGAGGTAAACCGTGTGCCCGAAATTCAACATTTGGGGCTTCGGCGGCCGGCGCTGCGTCCTCAGATCCACGCTGATTCCGCTTAACCGTACCACACCACATTCAGCGGGTAGAGTGTATCGGACACGCTCGGTATAGATTAGCCCCGCGATCCGGCCGCTCAGGACGAGGGCGCCGGTGTCGACCGGGATCCCGCGCGTCCGCCGTAGCGCAGCGGGTTGGCCGTCCAGCGTCAGCGTCCCCGCCTCCGCCGGCATATTGATGTTGCGGCCATACAACAATTCGGTGGCCTGGCCGCTCAGCGTCAGCGTTCCCAGGCCCGCCGTCATCTTGGTGTGGCGGCCGTACCACAGCGCCGTGGCCTGGCCGCTCATGGTCAGCGTGCCGGTCAGGACCGGCATCTTGCGGTCACGCCGTATCCCGGTCGTCTGCGCCGTCATGTACAAGTACGCAGGCGTGAACTGCACCTTGCGGGCGTAGCGCAGCGTGACGGGCTGGCCGCCCAGCCCCAGGAAACCGACCCCGGCCGGCAGGAGCTTGGAGCCGGCGCCGGACCAGATCAGGTTGACCACGGGCCCGGCCAGCGTCAGCGTGCCGAGGTCGGCAGGCATTTTGCGGCTGTAACGCAGCGTAACATTCTGGCCGCTGAGCGCCACCGTACCAGTGCCCGCCGGCACTTTGCGCCCAACGCGCAACCCTACTGGCTGGCCGCTCATCGCGGCCGTGCCGTTGGTCACCGGCAGCGTGCGTGCGCTGCGTAGCGCCGCGGGCTGCCCCGACAGCGCGGCCGTGCCGGTCGCCGCTGGCATCGTGCGGTGCGTGACGCCGCCACCCGCCGCTGGCTTCAGCGCAATCAACCACAACGAAGAAGGACTGCTTGACGCCTGTGGTTGATCGACGTTGCCCGTCGCACCTGTTGGCGCGTTATCCTTGTCGGCGAAATACGTCAGATGATCGTAACGCTCGGTAAAGCCGGTCGGCGGCGTCAGCGTCGCAGAGGCGTCCCAATTGTGTTGCCAGAACACCAATTTGGTGTTGGCGACTGTCGTTGTGACGCTGTTCGCCCTTCCTGCGCCGGGAACACCACTAGTGTTAGTATTATTTTGCGGGTTCGTGGAATACGCATCAATCGGCGAACCCGACGCGACGCAGCCCGAATACGCCGCGACAACAGCCTGCGTGTTGCCGGTTGCATGCGTGATCGTGTAGCTGCTGCCTTCGCCCGACGCCCGCTTCCACGCTAAATTGAACGCGCCGTAAAACCCGAAACCATCATTAACAAGCGTGCTGTCGATAATCGCGAAGCCCGCAGGGAACGTCGCCGCTGGCACTGAACTAGAACCGTGCAACTGAAACAGCGACAGCAAAATAATATCGCCGTCGACGACCCCCGCGGGCGCGTTGACCGTCGTGTTGGTCCGGCTCGCATAGCTCGTATTATCGAACGACCGAAACGGCGGGGATGCGCCTGCCACAGGCGTATAGGTCAGCGTCGCGGCCTGACCCGCCAGCGCCACCGTTCCGGTATCCGCGGTCATCGTGCGGTGAACGACCGTAGGATGCTTGAACGCCATCACGATCATGCCGTGTAGCGCAGAAGCAGGCCCTGTAACCGACAGCGAACCCGTAGCACCGGATGTCGGTTTTACGGCGTCGTAGCAAGCCAAAGCGACACTCGGGCTAGTGGCGTTACCGCGATCAGATCGCTCGGTCCAAGTATTAATCTGTGGGGCAATTGAAGTGTTAATCGCGCCGGAAGCACCAGTGAGGTTCGTCGCGCCAACCATGTTGGAAGCGTTATCAGCCACGCCCGCAGCGCGTGCTATATAGACGCCCGAAACAATTAGTTCATTCGTCGTCGCCGTCGTAATCGACGGACTCATAGTGATAGTTGAGCTAGCCGTCGTTTGAGCGAACTTCATACTGGTGTCAAAGACCGGAGCGCCTTTGTTCGAGCGATACGCCCGCACCGTGCCTAATGCGCGCGAACCGCCCGTGCGCGCAAATACGTAACTTGGCGGGCTCGCGCCACGAATACAGTACCCCGCCTGAAACGAAGTGTCGGACGCGGTAGTGGCGTTGGTGGTGTTGCCGCCCGCGTCGCTTTGCGTAAACGTCCACGCCGCATTGGTATAGATAACGGCACCGCGAACAGCAAAGTCCACGATTAACAGATCACCC